GTGAGCTTCGAGGTCGTCGTGGTCATGCGGAGAACTTAGCGCGTGTCAATACATGTGTCAATACACAACCCGAAGTTACGCCGGTGGAGTTTTCAGGCTCAATCTGGGAGAATGAGAGCGGGCCGGAAGGTGCGCTAACACCTGCTCCGGCCCTAACCCCGCATCACTCGACTACACCGAGGAGCGAAGGCTGATGCCTACTCTAGAGCCACCACCCGGGGGCGTGAACACCCCGCCCGTCGATTGCCTCGGGTGTGTCGAAGCCGGACGGCGCGGCTACTGCGCGCCCGCTCGCTGCTACTGCGGTCACCCAACCTGCCATGCCTTCGCGTCGTACATCGACCTCGACAGCATCCCGCTCGCGGACGCGCCGATCAGCAAGCCGCGCGGTCGCTCGCGCTGGGATGACAGGGAGGGATTGACGTGGATCGACAGTCTGTGAAGCCACCGTTCGCCTACTACGGCGGCAAGACGACGCTGGCTCCCGTTATCGCTGGCCTGTTGCCGGCGCATGAGCACTACGTCGAGCCGTTCGCTGGCTCGCTGGCGGTGCTGCTCGCCAAGAAGCCGAGTCGCGCAGAGACGGTCAACGACCTCGACGGCGACCTCGTGACGTTCTGGCGCGTACTGCGAGACCAGGGCGACGAGTTGGAACGGCTGGCGCTACTCACGCCCCACGCGCGCGACGAATGGCGCACAAGCCGGGATGGCCTCGATGCGGCGCCGACCGACCTAGAGCGGGCGCGGCGCGTCTGGACGGTTCTGACTCAAAGTCGGGGCAACAACATGACCGGCAACGGCTGGCGATACCGCACAGACCCCGGCGGCTCGTCAATGCCGCTCGCGCTGGACGCCTACGCCAACCGCATCACGCAAGCGGCGCAGCGGCTCCGACGCGTCACGCTAGAGAACCGCGACGCGCTCGACGTGATCCGCGACTACGGGAAGCACGCCGACTCCTGCATCTACGCCGACCCGCCATACCTGGGCTCGACGCGCACAACGGGATACCGCGTCGAGATGACCGGAGACGACGCGCACATCGAACTCGCTGGCGCGCTCAACGAGTGCAAGGCGTCCGTCGTCCTATCCGGCTACGACGCGCCACTCTACGCCGACCTGTTCGACGGCTGGCACCGCGTCGACCTCGCCGCACCGACGACGCTCTCGGGCGACACGGACCGCGTCGAGGTGCTCTGGAGCAACCGACCGCTGGGTGAGCCGGACTTGTTCGACCTGCTCGACGGGGGGGCGGCGTGACGTGGGGATCGAGATCGTGAAGGCCGCAATGGTCTACGGGCGCGACCTGTCAGGCAACGCCTACAAGGTGCTCGTGGCGATGTCCATGAGCGCCCTCGACAAGCCATCCAACGGTCGTCCGGCAAGCCTCTACTGGGGCGGCTGGGACGCGCTCGCACTCGCCCTCGGATATGACGCCGCCGACCGCAACAGCGCCGGACACAACGCCGTAGCGCGTGCCGTCCGAGAGCTGAAGACGGGTCGCCACATCACACCGATGGTCGAGGCTGGCAGGGGCACTCGACAGTCCTACATGGTGCATCCGGGCGGCATCCCTGGTGGCGGTCAGGGTGAGCAAAACGCTCACGCTGGGTGTGAGCAAAATGCTCACGCTAAGGGTGAGCAAAATGCTCATCAAAGGGTGAGCAAAACGCTCCCCCCTAGGAAGGAACAAGGATCTAGCGGACTTACTCAGGACATAGATCTCATTCGCCGACCTGAACCACAGGAGGCGGCACTCGATGCCGCAGCAGATGAGATGAGAGTTCCGCCGCACAAGTTCAACGGCAACCCCGGCGCCGACTGCCTCACCTGTGACGGCGCCTACGCAGACCGCCGACGCCACCCCCTCCACTTGCTGCGGGGTGCGTGATGTGCGACTGCCCCGCCCGGATCGAGCGAGCCGCTGCCACTGGCAACCCGGGCCGAGCCGAGTACCTCGCCACCCGCTGCGACCGCGAGCACCAGGACGCAACCCGCCCCGACGCACCCGAGGAGACGACGTGAGCGAGCACGACGACGCGGCGCTGCGAGACCCGGCGCGCGGCATGTGTCCGGTCTGCGGCGTCCGCTGGTGCGCGCTGTTCGCCACCACGAACGCCGCGTCGCTAGCCGACTGGCAGGCGCGCCACACCCGCCCCGACACCCACCCCACCGCCACACCCCAGGAGGACCACCCGTGACCCCGTGCTGGCTGGTCGCGTGGCCGGGGCAACCGGACGGCAAGAGCGCGTGGGACACCGAGCGGGAGGCGTTGCAGGTGGCGAAGGAGATGGTCGACATGGGGCGCGTGAGGTACGCCGTGGTCTACCCCGTGGTCGCGGAGGGTGTCGAGGCGCACGGAAACGGGCCACAGAGCGACGAACAGGGCGGGGCTGGTAGTCGGGGCCACCGTGAGGACGAACGGGCCTCAGGGCCGGAGATGGGGGATGACCGATGATCCGCTGCCTGCACTGTGGCGCCGAGACCAGCAACGGCCTCGCGCTGTGCGACCTGTGCCGCCGAGCCGCTGAGACCTATCTGGAGTTCATCCCGGTCCACTTCGGCAACCTGTCGCGCTGGCGACCAGGGCGCGCCGGCTCTCGACCGGTGCCAGGATCACGCGAGCCACAGGGTGCGCTCGGCGCTGGCAATGAGGGTGACCGCGTGGCCCGCTGTCTCGACGAGGCTGGCAACGACCTGACAACCCGTGTCCGTCAGCTCGCCGACGACAGAGGCGTGGAGATCCCCTATGCGGCCGACGAGGTCAACACGATCCGCGTGGCGTGCTGGCTGCTGGGTGAGAACCTGACGAGCATCTCGACGCTCGACTGGTGTGGCGACCTCGTGGTGGACCTGCGCGAGATCGAGGAGCGACTGCGGAAGATGTCTGAGCATGTCGTCCCCGGTTGGTACGCGGGTGCCTGCCGGGTCTGCGGGACGAGCACCTACGTGGTGCCGGGCCTGACGTGGGTCACCTGCGGGACGTGCGGCATCACGACCTACGCCCGCGACCACCTCGAGATCGTGCTGGCTGAGGCTGCTGGCTGGGTGGCTCGACCGCGGCGGATTGCTGAGGCGATCGTGGCGCTGGTCGACTCCGAGCAGAGCGTCCCGCGGTTGTACGACCGCATCCGCAAGTGGTCCGAGCGGGAGCAGATCAAGCCCACCCGACGCACCGCTCGCGGCTACGGCTGGAGCGAGGAGGCGCAGCGGTTCGTGGTCGTCGACGAGGAAGTCGGACCCGCGCGCTACCGTCTCGGTGACGTGCTCGACCTCGTGCTCGCGACACGCGGACAGGCCGAGCCGAGCGAGAGTGCTGCTGCGGTCGGGTGACTGCGGTAGGCTCCGTCACAACGACCGGTGTAGTTCGCCTGCCCGGACAAAACTTCATACGCCAGACCATGAATGGACCCCGCGCGAGTGGCATCGCCGGGGTCCTGTCGCGCGCATGGCTCTCATGGACAACATGGGGTCAGTCGTCTATGCAGCCCGGCTCGCGGACGGCATCCGGCCAGCAGCCCGAGACGGCCCCTGTCGCGGCCTCCGAAAATTTCGCGCGGATTTCCCCGAAACCCTTGCGCATGTCACCATTGATGACATAGAGTGAGTGTGTCACGAGGTCAGGGCAGAGGCCCAGACCGGAACCCACAAGGGGCACCCAATGTTCACCATCACCGACACCACCACCGACACCCAGGTCACCGTCGAGTACGCCGAGGACGTCGCCGCCGCGATCCTCCCCTGGTACCCCGAGGCCCCGGCCGAGGTCACCGACGCGATCAACGAGCTCCAGGACGCGCTCCTGCGGGGCGCCTACACCGGCGACCTGGAGACCTACCTGGCCGTGACGGTCGACTGACATGGCCAGCCTGAACCCCGGAAACCCCGTCGCCGACCAGGCGGCGGGGTTTCCGCCGTTGACGGATGCCGAGCTGCGGATCGCGCGCGAGGACCTCGGCCTGACCGCCGAGTGGGTCGCCGAGCGGATCGGGGTCGCGCTGCGCACCGTGCGCCGCTGGGAGGCCGGTCACTCGCCGGTCCCAGCCGGGGTCGCGGACACGATCGGCGAGTGGACGGACGCCGCGGACGCACAGGTCGACGCGTGGGCGGCTCGGCTGCTGGACGTGCCGGAGCCGGTGCTGGTGATCCCACGCGAGGGTGAGCGGGACGGGTGGCCGGCCGGCTGGTGGCGTGCGCTCGCGGCCCGGATCATCGAGCGCGTCGACGGGCTGCGCGTGGTGTACGACGATGACCACGCATGACCCTGAGTGGATTGGCGCGTTCCACGATGCGCCGCCACCGGCGCATCAAGATCGGTTGGACCGAGCACTTCGGCGACCGACTGCGCTGGCTCAAGTCCTACGTCCAGCAGGACGTCGAGCTGATCGGCTTCCAGTTCGGATCGCGGGACGACGAGCAAGAGATCCACGCCGATCTTCGATCGTTCGTGGCTCGGGGTCGGGAGTATTACCACCCGACGCCCGAGGTGTTGGCCGTCGTCAACGCCATGCGCGAGTCGCTCAACATGCCGCCACTCGCGGCCTAGTTGACCGGGCCACCAGCCCCGCCGGAAGCGGGGGACGAAGCGGTGGCGAACCCCTGGCCGCTGCTGCGGTGATCGACGCGCGCCGAGGGAGCCACCGCAGGAGCGGCTTCAGGGCAGGAGGCTGACATGCCCACGAACACTGACCTGACCGCTGCTGACAGGTGCGACCGCTGCTGCGCCCAAGCCCAACACCGCGTCGAGCTCGTGGCCGGTGAGCTGCTGTTCTGCGGCCACCACTACGACGAGCACAAGGACCGCCTACCCCAGACCACAGCCGTCACGAGCGGCGCTGCTGGCGAGTAGGCGCACGCTTGGCTGAGGACCGCCGCAACGATCCGGTGTGCGGGTACTGCGGGCTGGTGCTGCCGACCGTGAGTGTGCGGGTGACGCATGAGGCGAGGCATGAGAGCGAGGGCGAGTGAAGGTCTGCCTCGAGCCTGGGTGCGGGACACTGACCAAGCGGACGCGCTGCCGTGACCATGAGCGAGCCAAGGACAAGGCGCGAGGGACGCGGGCTGAGCGTGGCTACGGCGCCGAGCACGAGGCACTGGCGCGCGAGTACCAGCAGCGCATGGACCAGGGTGAGCGGTTCACCTGCTGGCGCTGCGACAAGCCGCTGGGCGCGCGACGAGGGATCGACTGGCAGCTAGGCCATGATGACGAGGACCGCAGCAAGTACCGCGGGCCCGAGTGTCCACCGTGCAACCTTGCGACGTCGGGCCGCTCATCTCATCCATGAGATAGCGACGCGCCCAGACCCAGGGGGAGGGGCCGCCTGACCCCGGGACGCGCACCGCGGGTGAGGGGCCTCCGATGTGCGGAGGGTTCAGACATACCACCAGACGCATAGCGCGATGCTGTGCGGCACCCAGACGCGGCGCGATGCCGTCGAGGAGATGATCCAGATGGCTCGAGGTGGCGCGCGCAATCGCTCCGGCCCGCAGGCTAGTGAGTCGTCCGGCCGCTCTGACGCGCGCGGCTACTCGCTGACCGCGCTGCCGGCGCAGGGCTACAGCGGTCCGATCCCCAACTTCCCGCTCCCCTCGCCGACCGCTCGTGAGCTCGAGGTTTGGGAGCAGGCGTGGCGCACTCCCCAGGCGTGCGCGTGGTCGATGCCCTCCGAAGCGTGGCGCACGCGAACTGTCGCGATGTGGACCCGCCTTTCGGTTCGCTGCGAGGACGCCAACGCTGGTGCCGCACTGCTCGGTCAGCTCCACCGCTTTGCCGACCAGATCGGCATGACGACCGCCGGCCTCGCCGAGATGGGCTGGAAGGTCGCCGTCGACGAGACGGCCACGAAGCGCGCCGAGAAGCAGCCCGCCAAGCCCGCTTCGTCGCGTGATCGCATGAAGGTCGTCAAGGCCGGTGGAGCCTGACCCTCTCGCCCTCGACTTCGACCCGCTCCACACCCTCGGCTTCCTCGCAACAGACTGGATCGAGGCGCACTGTCGGGTGCCGGGCGGCGTCTACGAGGGCGAGGCGCTGACGTTCAACGGCTGGCAACTGTTCTGCACGGTGAACCACTACCGCGTGAACCCTGCTGCGGTCGTTGACCCGCGCCGTCTGCTGGAGCCGTTCCACTACCGCCGCTCGATCGTCGTAGGCCCACAGAAGTGCGGGAAGTCGCCGTGGGGCGCCGGGATGGTGCTGCTCGAGGCTGTCGGCCCGTCACTGTTCGCCGGTTGGGCTCAGGCTGGCGACGTCTTCCGTTGCGAGGACCACGGCTGCGGCTGTGGTTGGGAGTACGAGTACCAGCCGGGCGAGGCGATGGGCATCCCGCGGCGGAAGTCGCTGATCGGCCTGCTCGCCTATGCGGAGTCGCAGACGCAGAACGTGTACGAGCCGCTCCAGACGATGATCCATTCGGGTCCGCTGGCTGAGTTCGTCCACGTCCGCGAGGGCTTCATTCGCACGCCGAACCGCGGCAAGATCGTCCCGCTGTCGGCTGCGGCTAGGTCGAAGCTCGGGCAGCCGCTCACGGGCGGTCTGGGCGACGAATCGGGGCTCTACACGGCTGCGAACAAGGTGCTCGACACCTGGCAGACGATGCGCCGTGGCATCGCGGCGATGCAGGGTCGCACGATCGAACTGACGAACCCGTGGGACCCGATGGAGAACTCGGCAGCCCAACAGGCTTTCGAGTCGCGGCGTCCTGACATCTTCCGCTACTACCGCAAGCCGCCCGCGGACCTGTCCTACGGCAACAAGCGGGAGCGGCACCAGATCCACCTCTACGTCTACGCGGATTCGCCGTGGGTTGATCCGACGTCGATCGACGCTGAGGCTGCGGAACTGGTCGAGACGGACCCGACGCAGGCTGAGCGGTTCTTCGGCAACCGGCTGGTGCAGGGTCTTGGCGCATTCCTGACCGACGAACTCTGGTCGGCGCAGACGGCGGTCAACGATGACCGTGACGCGATCTGTCTCGGCTTCGATGGCTCATTCTCGGGCGACTGGACGGCACTGAGGGCTGAGACTCGCGACGGCCACCGGTTCACGCCGACCTACGGGCCTGACTCGCGACCGACGATCTGGAATCCGGCCGAGTGGCAGGGCCGCGTGCCCCGCTCCGAGGTCATCGCAGCAGTGTCCGAGATCTTCGCGAACCATCGCGTCGTCCGCATGTACGTCGACCCGCGCCACTGGGAGACGCAGGCCGACCAGTGGGCGCTCGAGCACGGCGAGGATGTCGTGATCCTGTGGCCGACGAACTCGGTCAACCGCATGTTCCCGGCGCTGAACCGCTACCTGACGGATCTCGTCGAAGCCACGACGACGCATGACGGCTGCACGATCACCCGCACGCACGCGCTGAACGCCCGCAAACTCGCCAAGCCTGGTGACAAGTTCATCCTCGGCAAGCCGTCCGAGCACCAGAAGATCGATGCCGTCATGGCGGATGTGCTGGCCCACGAGGCAGCCAGCGACGCCCGCGCGGACGGGTGGCCCGACCTCGTCGCAGGACCGACCTACTTTCGCTTGCCGCGTTGACCTGAGGAGGGCTAGTGGCGATCACCCCTCCGGCCCCACTCGCAGGACTCGCACCCGAACACGCCGCCCTGGTGGCATCGCTCAAGCGCGACCTCGATGCCCGTTCGCTCAACGACGAGTTGCTGCTGCGTTACTACCTCGGTCGTCAGCGCCTCGAGCAGCTCGGCATGGCGATCCCGCCCGCTATGCGGAAGTTCGTAGTGATCGCGAACTGGTGCCGCACGACGGTCGACCGGACGGACGAGCGCCAGCAGGTTCGTTCACTGATCCTGCCGGGCGAGGAGACCGCTGACCCAGTGCTGCGCCAGATCTGGGACGCGAACAACCTCGACGCGCATGTGTCGATGTTCAACAAGGACCGGATGATCTACGGTCGCGGATTCCTGTCGGTGGGCGCGAACGAGGACAACCCCGAGTTGCCGCTGATCCGCGTGGAGTCGCCGCGCGAGATGGTGGCCCGCTTCGACTATCGCCGCGAGGTCATCACGTGCGCCGCGAGGTTCTACGGCACCACGGATGCGGGCTTCGGTCCGACGAACGTGACCCTCTACCTGCCTGATGTGACGATCTGGGCACAGCAGGCCGAGAACGGCGATTGGTTCGAGGTGGACCGCGACGAGCACAAGCTAGGTGTCGTCCCGGTCGTCATGCACCTCAACCGCCGCCTGTCGGGGTCCTGGTCGGGCGAGTCGTCGCTGACTGACGTGATCCCGCTGGTCGACGCAGCCGCTCGCTCGCTGACCAACCTCCAGTTCGCACAGGAGGCGCACGGGGTCCCGCGCATGTGGATGGCCGGCGTCAAGAAGGAAGACTTCGTCGATGCGGACGGCAAGCCGATCCCGCAGTTCGAGGCGTACTTCGATGCCATCCACACCATCACTGACGCTGCGGGCAAGGTCGGTCAGCTCACGGCCGCCGACCTCAAGAACTTCCAGACTGCGCTCGAGATCTACGGCACCCAGGCGTCGATCGAGACTGGGTTCCCGGCGCGCTACTTCGGCCTCCTGCCGACCAATCCTCCGACCGAGGGCTCGATCCGGGCCGACGAGTCGACGCTGGTGCGGTCGGTGGAGTCGCAGAACGTCGAACTGGGCATCTCGCTCGGTTGGGCCGCCGCTCTCGCCTACCGGTTCGCTACCGGCAAGGTGGTCGAGGGCAACCAGGTCCGCACCGACTGGTTCGACCCGGCGACCCCGACCGTCTCGCAGCGTGAGGACGCGCTGGCGAAGCGCAAGGCGGCCGGCGTGCTGTCCCGCGAGGGCTACTGGGACGAGCTGGGCTGGTCCGAGGCTCGCAAGGCCAAGGAGCGCGCCTACTTCGACAGCGAGGCGCTCGACCCGATCACTCAGGCAATCGTCAATGGCGTGAACACTGATGCCGCCAACACTGACCTCAGCGCGTAAGAACTACCGCCTGTCGTCGCTGATCGCTCGTCGAGCCGTCCGGGAGGCCCGCAAGGCTCGCCCAGCGGGTTCGTCGGCGGTCGCCAGCGTCGTCATCGCTCATCAGGTCGCGAACGTACAGACCTCCGAGCAGGCGGTCGCGGAGATGCTGGCCGAGCAGGAGATCGACAGCATTGCCGATGCGCTGCTGAACGTCCTCGCGTTCACGACAACGCCGCAGGAGGTCGACCGGATGATTGCCGCCGTCGACACCGACTTCGAGTTCGACCGCCTGGTCGAGTCGATCGTGCAGGACGCCGCCAGGGCCGCCGAGTCGGTTGCTGTGGCAGTTCGGCCCGACATCTACCACGTGCGCTACGTCAACCCGCCCTGCTGCTCGCCGTGCGCGATCCTCGCGGGCCGCGCCTACCGCTGGTCAACGGGCTTTCAGCGGCACCCGGGTTGCGACTGCGTGATGATTCCAACGACGGTCGCCAGCCCCTACGCGCAGGACCCTGAACAACTGGTCCGCGAGGGCAAGGTGACGGGGCTGTCGAAGGCCGACCTCCGCGCACTCGCCGATGGTGGCGACCTCGGGCGGATCGTGAACGTCCGCAGCAAGAAGGCGGGTCTGTTCCAGTCGGGGCAGGCGCTCACTCGAGCCGGTCGCCCCACCCCCGCAGGCATCTACCACCTCGCAGGCGACGACCGCGAGAAGGCTCTGGCGCTGCTCCGGCAGCACGGCTATATCCGCTAGCCCCACATCTTCCCGACGACGCGAGGTCGCCGGGCCGTCTCCGCGATGGAGGAAGCATGTCCGACACCACCCCCGATGCCACTCAGGACGCCACGGGAGCCGCGACGGCTACCGATGCGCCCACGACGACCGGTGGCGACGAGCCGCTGGGCGACAACGGCGTCAAGGCGCTCAAGGCTGAGCGCGAGGCGCGTTCGGCCGCCGAGAAGTCTGCGGCGGCGCTCCAGAAGCAGCTCGACGACATCGCCGCCGCCAACCTCTCGGATCTCGAGAAGGCGCAGAAGGCGGCGGCAGACGCTCAGGCTCTCGCCGAGAAGGCGACGACCGAGGCGCTGCGGCTGCGAGTTGCCGCCAAGCACGGCATCAGCGACGAGGACGCCGACCTGTTCCTGACGGGCTCCGACGCGGAGACCGTCGAGAAGCAGGCCGCCGCCCTGGTGGCACGGACGGCGGGCACTTCGCCCGGCCCCCGCCCTGATCTCTCCCAGGGATCGAAGGGCACCCCCGCGACCGGAGACCCGGCGCAGGACTTCGCCAACTTCCTCGGCGCCCAGATGGGCACCCGGGGCTGAACTGACCAAGGAGTCAGACAATGGTTTCCACCGCTCTGTCCAACATCAACAACACTCTCCTGCCGCCCACGATCACCGGGCCCATCTTCGACCAGGCTATCGAGTCCTCGGCCGTGATGAGCCTCGCTCGTCGGGTGCCGCTGTCCGTGACCGCGCAGACCGCCATCCCGGTCTCGATGGACATCCCGGCCGCCGGCTGGGTCTCTGAGGGTGGCGCGAAGCCGACCGGTTCGGGCGCCATCGGCGTCAAGACGATGGTCGGCAAGAAGGTCGCACTGCTGGTCCCGGTCTCGCAGGAGATCGCGATGACCAACGCGGCCGGTCTGTACGCCCAGCTTCGTCAGGACCTCCCGACCGCGATCGCGCGTGCGTTCGACTACGCCGCGATCCACGGTCTCGACCTCCGCACTGGCGGTGCCGGTCCGTTCACGGACTACCTCAAGAAGAACGCGACCTCGGTCGAGCTGGGCACCAAGAGCCAGGCCAACGGCGGCATGTACGCCGATCTGGTCCAGGGTGAGAAGGCCGTAGTCGACGCCGGCTACGACTTCTCCGGCTTCGCGGCCGACCCGCGACTCAAGCCCACCCTCAAGCTGACGACCGACACCCAGGGCCGTCCGCTGTGGGTCGACAACCCGACCCAGGGCTTCGGCGGCGGAACGCTGATCGGCTACCCGGCTGCGTACAACCGGGGCGTCTCCGGCCTCTACCGTCGCCAGGGCCACAAGGTTCAGGTCGTCACCCTGACGGGCTCGCCGACCGGTGGCACGTTCACGCTGACCTCCGGTGGCGCGACGACCGGCAACATCGCGTACAACGCGAACGCCGCGACCGTGCAGACCGCGGTCCGCACCCTGGGCGGTCAGTTCACCAACGCGACTGTCTCGGGCACCGGCCCGTGGACCGTCACGCTGGGCAAGGAGGCCACCGGCCCCGCGCCGCTGGCCCTCGGCACGAACGCCCTGACCGGCGGCACCTCGCCGTCCGTCGCGATCGCGGCCACCGCCCCCACCGACACGACCCTCCGGGCCATCGGTGGCGACTGGTCGCAGTGCGCCTACGGCGTCGGCATGGACATCAGCATCAAGGTGTCCGACTCGGCGTCCTACGTCGACGAGGCCGGCGTCACCCACTCGGCCTTCCAGGAGAACCTCGTTCTCCTGCTGGTCGAGGCGTACTACGGCTTCGTCAAGAGCGACGCCGACGCCGCGTGGGTCGCTTACGTCGACGCTGCGTGATCGACGAACAACTCAACAGGTAGGAGGTGGGGCGGCATGGCTGTCGCGACATGGCAAGACGTCCAGGTGGCACTCGGCCGCCCCATCTCCACCGAGACCGAGCAGGCGCAGGTTGGGTGGTGGCTCGACGGCGTCGAGCTGTTCATCACTGCGCGGCTCGGTGACGTGGCCGACCTGCCCGAGACGGTCGTCAAGTACGTCGAGGTGGAGGCGGTGCTGGCGAAGGTTCAGCGCGCCGGCCGCAACGAGTCGAGCATCACCGTGCAGGTCGATGACGGTTCGGTGACTCGGCGCTACGAGAACGCGGTCACGGCGAGCGACATCACCGACGAGTGGTGGCAGTTGCTCGACCCGGACACGAACTCGGCGTCCGCTTCGATCCGTCCCGGCTTCGAGGCTGACACGGCAATGTGGCCGGTCTCTACTCCCCCGGCGCCCTACGTCGACCCGTCGTGGCGGACGCTGTGACCCTCCAGTCCGCGATCGAGGCCGAGCTGCCGAACCTGCGCGCCGAAGCCCTCGCCCGCATGACCTCCCGCGTGGACGTCTACCGCAAGACGGACGACACGACGACGGACGCGGACGGCTACGAGGTTCCGGTGTGGGAGCCGATCCACTACAACCTCCCCTTCCGCCTCGTCGGTGGCGACACCCACGCGGTGACTGTCGGCGGCGTGACGTTCCAGGAGGCGACGGCTCGCGGTGACATGCCGTGGGACACGACCGACCTCGAGGACAACGACCTGTTGGACGTGACGTCCGGCGAGTGGGTCGGCAGCGTCTTCCGGGTCGTCGAGGCCGTGAAGGGTGACCAGCGCACGGCTCGTCGTGTGCCAGTCGCTGAGGTTTCGCGACCTGGGGAGTGGGGCTGATCTACGGCCGCCACTCCTCGCGGTAGTGGGCGTGGTCGGCGTAGGGCAGGGCAAGCGCGCATAGGACGTCCCACGCCTCGCACCCAACGTCGCCAGCGAGGCCGCCGTCATGGCCTTGCCACGAGATCGCCGCCAGACGCTTGCCGACGACGCTGGCGGTGACGATCCCGGCTCGAGCGGCGAACCATTCCGGCGAGCGTTGCTCGATGTTGTCGTAGACGTGCAGCGTCATACCGCCCACCGCCAACCCGGAGCCTCAACGTGGTAGTTCCTATGGCACCTGACGCAGCACGGGTCCTCGTCGCAGTCGCAGAGGGCTTCGGGCTCGATGGTCACTGAGCACCAAGGGCAGTCGACGGTGGTGTCGATGGAGCCTGGTGGGGTGCTCATCGGTCGCTGCCGGTCTGTCCGGGCGGAGTGGTGGATTCGGTCAGGTGCTCACCGAAAGCGAGGTGAGCACCCTCGACGCCAACGAACGTCCGCGACTTCCACCCGCACGAGCAGGTAGCCCAGCAGCCGAACCGTGTGGTCCGGCAGAGCGTCAGGTGGTGCTTCACGACGCACCCCCAGCGGGCGGAAAGACCACATCGCCACTGCATGTCGGGCAGGGGCCGCTGAGGCGGTCGTAGCCCTCTGGGTGGGTGCATGTCGGACAGCACGACGGCGGTGGAGTCAGCCCACCCTCGTTCTCCAGATCGGCAGCCATCTCGCGCAGCACGCAGGCGACCACTTCGGCAACGCGAGTGCCCGTAGTGAGCCACTGGGAGTCGCCGCCCCATGTGTCACCCATCTCGGTGACGAACGTTCGCGCGGCCGTTCGCAGCGCTTCGGACTGCGCGAGCCGGACGAGCGCTGCGTCGTTGGCGAGGTTCTCGGCCAGGCGCAGCATGGTCACGTTGCCCTGTTTGTCGGCGGTGCGCTGGATCACGCGTAGCGCCTCGGCAACACGCTCCGGCTGACTCATCCCGCCACCTCCGTCCCGCAGATGAGGCACTCACGGGTGTCGGACTCGGGGCGGTCGAGCCAGTGGTGTTGGCACTCGATCTCGCTGCCCGGTCCACCGACGCCACAGGCATGGGGGCGCACCTTGGGGCGCGTCTCGCGCAGCACGCCGTCCAGTCCGACGACCACGCCAGCCTTG